TTGTGAATGGTTTTGTTGTAACAAAATGACTTTTTGATTTTGTTATTGTTAGACTTTTTGTTAGTGTTGGTGATTTTGTATTTGTTGGACTTCTTGTTAGTGAATTACTTCTTGTTAGTGAATTACTTCTTGTTAGTGAATTACTTTTTGTTAGTGAATTACTTTTTGTTATTGTTGGACTTTTTGTTAATGATGTTGATTTTGTATTTGTTTGTGTGAATGGTTTTGTAGTAACAAAATGACTTTTTGATTTTGTTATTGTTGGACTTGTCGATGATGACATTGTTAATGATAAATTAGGAGATTGTGTTATTGATAATGATTTTGTTATTGTTAGACTTTTTGTTAGTGTTAAACTAATAGATTCGGATAAAGTATTTACTTGAATTGTGACAATTGAAGTTTTAGTTATTGTTAATGATATTGAATTTGTATTGGTTAATGTTATACTAATCGATCCAGATAAAGTATTTAATTGTGTAGTTGGTAAAGAACTTTTTGAATAAGATGTTGTCGATGATAAAGATACTGAAATTGAATTAGTTATTGATAAAGATAAAGCTGTATTTGTAACTGTTTTTGAAAACACTGAAGTGAAAGATTTTTCTATACTTGTAGATAAAGTATTAAAAATTGATGGTGATGAAGAAGATGAAAAACTTTCAAAATTTGATATGCTAATTGAAGAAGAATCAGATAATTTAGAACTACTACTTAATATGGTTGTTGAAGAAGATAATGATTTTGATATGGAAGTTGAAGATGAATAAGAATATTTATTCGAATTAGAAAATAATGGACTGCTTGAAACCGATTCATAAGATAAGGATGGAAAGAATGAAAGTGTTGGCAAAAGAGTCGGAGATAAGGATTGATAATATGAGAGAGAATTTTGAATCGAAAAAGAATGAATGGATGATAGAGTCATTGGAGGCGAGAAAGACAAAACTGAAGTTTCCGTATAAATCGACGAAGAAGTACTTGGAGAAAATTGACTGGTCTCCGTCACCACCTGTGAATAGACCGAGATGGTTGTTTTAGTTATCACAGGTGTTATTGTTTGAGTTAAAGTTTTAATTAAAGTTCTTGTTCCTGTAGATGTTCCCAAATTTGTTTGAGTCAATGTTTTTAATGATTTAGTTTGTGTTAATGTTTGTGTTAATGTTTGTAAAGATGTTCTAGTTTTTGTTTCTATTGAAGTTAAAGTATTAGTTTTTGATGAAGTTTGTGTTTTTGTATTTGTTGTTGATGATGTTATAGTTCCTGTAGATGTTCCTGTTTTAGTTGATGATATAGATGAACTAAAACTCGCAGACGATGTTGAAGAAACAGATCTTAAAGATGATCTTGTATTTGTTACTGTTGATGTAGATGTTGGAGTTTGTGTATTGCTTCTAGTAAAAGTACTTGATAACGATGAAGATATAGATTCAGATCCTGAAACAGTTCCTGTTATTGTTTCTTTAGGCTTTCTTGTTGATGTTGATGTAAATGAAAATGTAGACGATCTTGTAGAACTTTTTGATGAAGATGGTGTCCATGTTTGATTAAATGAAACTAAACTTGAACTTGAATAAGTTACACTTGATGTTGAAGTTTTAGATTGTGTTATTGATCTTGATAAAGTTGTTGTTGCAGTTGAAGTTTTTGATCTTGTTGTCGTATATGTATTTGTTGAAGAACTTAAACGAGTCCATGTAAATATTAAAGTATTTGTAGGTGTCAATGTTTGTTTCAAAGATGATGATAATGATGTAGATGATGTTCCTGTTTTAGACTGACTTCCTGTTTTTGTTCCACTAGATGTTTGTGTAGATGATTTTGTAGATGTTGTTGTAGATGTAGATGTTGGTGTTTTGATTTGACTATTTGATAATAAACTTGTTTTTGAGAATGATGATGAACTTGAAGAAGTTTTTGATGATTTAACTGAACTTGTACTTGTTGGACATACCGATGATGATTTTGAACTTTTTGTAGATAATGAATTTGTTGCTGTTGCTGAAGAAGTTTTTGATTGTTGTAGTGAAGTTGTAGGTGTAAATGAATATAGTAAAGAAAAACTATATCTTGGTGTAGATGATGATGTTTTAGATGATAATGCACTAAATGTATTCGGACTTGAAGATCCAGTTTTTGATTGTGTTGGAGTTTTTGTATTTGTCATTGAGGCTGTAATTGTTTTAGTCGATGTTCCCGATAAAGTACCAAAATTTGTAGGATAACTTGTTCTTGTAGATGTTGATGTTTTTGTTGATGTTTTTGATGCCGTTGTAGTATAAGATGGTATTAATTGTCCTGTAACATTAGTTAATAAAAATAATAATAAAAGAATCATTTAATATATTTACGTGTTTTACGTTTAGAATGTTTACGTTTCTTAGTTTTACGATGTTTTTTTGATGTTCCGTAATAACTTTGAGGTTTGTCTCCAAATACATTTGTTGGTTTAATCATTGATTTAATTGTTTTTTTCATAGGCATCATTTCTATAGGAGGGTTTGGTGTTTCTATTAAATCACCTAAAGGTGAAGATTCTTTTTTATTATATTTTAATTTTTCTGAAACTTCTTTCTTAAGTCTTTTTAATTCACCTTTTAATTGATTGATATATGCATCAGCTTTAGAAGTTGCAATAATATCTTCTGCTGTTTTGATTTCAGATAAATCTTTATTGCAAAAATTAAATCTTGAATCTTTTGGATCAAACATAAGCGGTTCACCTTCTCCAGACCATTGTATAATATTATCACGAAATACTGAAAAAATTCCATCTGTAAAGTATAAAGCTTTATCTCTTAAAAACTGATCTCTTGCACGTTTCATAAATTCTGGATCAGGGTCATCTTCGATTGCTTCATTTAATTTTTTAACTCTTTCTTCAAGCCCTAAATCAGGTCTTCCTAAAGGACCTTGTATGTCTTTAAATATTTGAATTTTAAAACAATCTGTTTTTAACAAATCTATAAGCTGATCAACATTTAATTGTTTTTTAGGAAATCCTTTTGGCGCACTATTTCTTTTAGGCCACAATTCTTTAATAAACGGAGATATTTGTTTTTTTAATTCAATTGAAAATGGAGTATAATTTAACATACGTTCTATGTCAGAATCTTCAATTTTTTCCATATTATTATTTAATAACGGATTTTATTGTAGACAACGCATAAACAGTATAAAAATGGATGAACATTTGTATGTCCAAAAACGCGACGGTTCTCGTGTTCCTGTAAGTTTTGATGAAGTATTATATAGAATTCGTGAATTAGCTGGAGGTCTTGAACATGTAAATCCAGATCTTGTTGCACAAAAAGTTTGTAGTCAATTACAAAATGATATGAAAACATCTGAATTAGATGAATTTGCTGCAGAAACTTGTGCGATGATGCAATCGCGTTATCATCCTAATTATGGTCTTTTAGCTGCCAGAATTTTAATTGATAATCATCAAAAAAATACTCCTTCAAATTTATTGGATTGTATCGAAACATTATATCACGAAGATGAAATTATAAGTGATACTTATCATGATAATGTTTGTAAATATCATGAAAATTATGAAATGATGATTGATTATTCGCGAGATTATATATTTGATTATTTTGGTTTTAAAACTTTACAAAAGGCATATCTTTTGAAAAAACGAGATAAAATTATTGAAAGACCTCAACATTTATGGATGAGAGTAGCAATTCAATTACACGAAGATAATTTTGAAAAAGTTAAAGAAACTTATGATGCCCTTTCTCAAGGTTATTTTATTCAAGCTACACCTACACTATTTAATGCCGGTACCGAAAGACCACAAATGTCTTCATGTTTCTTACAAACTATGAAATCAGATTCAATTAAAGGAATTTATGAAACTTTAAGTGATTCAGCAGAAATATCTAAATGGTCTGGTGGAATTGGTCTTGCTATACACAATATTCGTTCTCGTGGATCTACTATTAAAGGAACAAATGGTAAGTCTACAGGTATTGTACCTATGTTAAAAGTATTTAACGATACTGCCAAATATGTAAATCAAGGTGGAAAACGTAATGGTTCATTTGCTGTTTATCTTGAACCTTGGCATGCAGATATTGAAGATTTCTTACGTCTTAAACTAAATCAAGGAGCTGAAGAAGATAGAGCTCGTGATTTATTTTATGGCTTGTGGATTCCTGATTTGTTTATGAAAAGAGTTGAAGAAGATCAATATTGGACTTTAATGTGTCCAAATGAATGTCCAGGTTTACAAGACGTATGGGGAACAGAATTTGAAAAATTATATGAAAAATATGAAAATTCTAAAAAAGGTAAAAAGGTTAAAGCTAAAGATATTTGGAAACTTGTTCTTGATTCACAAATTCAAACTGGTATGCCTTATTTATGTTATAAAGATGCTGCAAATTCTAAATCTAATCAACAAAATCTTGGTACAATAAAGAGTTCAAATTTGTGCACAGAAATTATGGAATATACTTCATCAGATGAAACTGCTGTATGTAATTTAGGATCTTTAGCATTACCTAAATTTATTGAAGACGGAAAATTTAATTTTGATAAATTAAGAAATTATACAAAAATTCTAACTCGAAATTTAGATATTGTTATTGATAAAAACTTTTATCCTACAAAAGAAACACAAAAATCTAATTTTAATCATCGTCCAATTGGTATTGGTGTTCAAGGTTTAGCTGATGTATTTGCAAAACTTAGAATGTCTTGGACATCAATTGAAGCCATGTCATTGAATCGTCAAATATTTGAACATATTTATTATGCAGCTTTGGAAGAAAGTTGTAATAGAGCTTATGAATTGGGTGAACAACAACATTTAGGGTTAATTGAACCTAAATCTTATAATTCTTTTAAAGGATCTCCAATTTCTCAAGGAAAATTACAATATGATCTTTGGAATACTAAACCAGTATCAAACCTTGATTGGGAAGGATTGAAACAAAAATGTAAAAACGGTGTTCGTAATTCTCTTCTTGTAGCTCCAATGCCAACAGCATCAACATCACAAATTCTCGGTAATAATGAATGTATTGAACCATTTACTTCAAATATTTATACCCGACGTGTTTTAGCAGGAGATTTTATGGTAGTTAATAAATATTTGGTAGAGGATTTGATATCAAGAGGATTGTGGACATCAGAAACCCGAACTGAAATTATTGCTAATAATGGATCAATTCAATCTTTACATTGTATTCCATCAGAATTGAAAAATCTTTATAAAACTGTATGGGAAATACCACAAAAGATATTAATTGATATGGCTCGTGATCGTGCACCTTTTATTTGCCAATCTCAATCTTTAAATTTATTTATAGCTGAACCTTCATATTCTAAAATAACATCTATGCATTTCTATGCGTGGAAACAAGGTTTGAAAACAGGTTGTTATTATTTAAGAACAAAAGGTGTAGCTACTGCGCAAAAATTTACAGTCGAGCCTTGTTTAACTTGTTCATCTTAAATTTTCTCTTATGTTCAATATAAAACAAAATGACTGGTACTGCTATGAGTGGAACTCCTTTGACTCCTGCACCTTTATCCGGCGGTCGTCGTCGTTCTCACAAAAAATTACGTATGGTAAAGAAAAAGACCGTTCGTAAAATGTTGAAAAAGATGGGATTGAAAATGCGTGGTGGAGCCGCTGGTGAAGTAACTGGTGATAAAGTAGTAACTGATCCCAAAGCCACTGGAGCTGTAGTACCTAGCGGTGGACGTCGTGGAAAATCTCACGGAAAAACCCACAAACGTCGTGGTAAGTCCTTTTTAGGTATGCGTTTTTAAAGTTTCTCCAATCTGGGAAACTAATGCATACAATTTTTCGTTGAATCCATAATGGCATCCATTGGGTTCACTTTCCGGTGTTTTTCTTGAACTTGTATTTTTAGAATGAACCAATGAAACAATAACTTCTTGCGGTGATATTTCGCGACACATTTGTTCACGTCCTTGAATAAACGCGTCTCCTTCAGATATATGTCCTTCAAATTTTCGTTCTTCCCAGAATTTTTTAGTAAAACATAATGTAGCTTCAGATACTCTTTTAGACATTTCTAAAGTTATAGGTGGTATATTCATAAATGATGTATATTTTTCAATATCATAACATGGTATAGTTGTACAAAAAACACAGTCTTTTTTAGGTGATTTTAATAACATTGCAACTCTTTCTAAAACACTATTGTTAGGATACACATCATCGTCATCAATCATACAAATAGTATCATACATTGCATTTTCAATACCAATATTACGTTTTTCTCCAATATCTGTTTTTTTATCAAGTTGAATATATTTTAGATTTGGAATACCTATTATTTCATCTTCAATTGAGTCTCCATCGTTTACAATAATCCATTCTAATTTATCTTCGGGATATGATTGAATTAAATAAGAATATTTAGCTAAAGGAAGAAATTCTTTACGATTATAAGTTAAAGTGATAATTGATACATCAGGTAAATCTGATTCTTTTTGTAATGTATCATTTAAAGAATATACAGGATATTCAGGAATTTTAAAACTTTCTATAAATTTAGCGTGTCTTTTTTCATATATTTCTCGAACTTTTAAAGAAATCTTCTTTTTTTCTTTAATTGTTGTATTTAAATAATCCATTAAAAGATCTTTAATACTTGATGAAGGAGTATCAATTAAATTGCACATACACTCAGGATGTTCAATAATTTTTAATTTTTCTGCAAATAAAGATTCAATAGATAATTCTTTGAAAGGTTGAATTCTTGATAATAATAAATTACATCCTGCAGACATAGCTTCATTAACACAATGTCCAAACCCTTCGGCTAAAGAAATACATATAGCTAATCCACACTCTTGTAATAATTCATCGTATTCTTTTTCAGGCAGTTCATCATATAAAAAAACTTTATCTAATTCAGGAGGTACATAAATTTCAGTCTCAGATTTTTTATAAACTATATGTAATTCTGGTAATTTTTTATAAGTTTTTTCATCTTCTTTTAAGATTTCATAATAAGCTTTTAAAACTGGTTTAGGATGTCTAAAAAGATTTCTTCCAACTAAAACAATAGCTTTACTATAATTCTTTTTTTCTGGAAATACTTTATCTATAGATGTCCATCCTATGTATTTAGGTTTCCATTCTTTAAAAATTTCTTCAGCTTCTCGTGTTTTTACCCATATTTCATCTAACATACTTAAATAAGGCTTCCAAGTTTTATAAGTCCATTCAGGATTTGGAATTAAAATGTTTTTACCAGCATATGTAAACAAACAAGGATTTAAAATTTCAATGAAAATGTTTAAATCGGCTTCAGGACATTGGGGTAATTTATGATAAATGTTTCTTATTTCTACATTTTTATCAAATTGATTTGTTAAAATACCTCGTAAAATCATAGCATCTTGTGTTAACCCTTTAGCTTCAAAATTTCCAATTAAATTAACTCTCATTTATATTAGATTAATTTATTCTTATTAAAATACTTAAACGAATAAATTATTTTTATAATGAAATAATGAAAGTACAAGAAAATCCTTTGAAAATTGTAGAACCTAAAACTCCAGATTGGATATGTAAACATCCAAATGCTAAAGTCATTGATCATGAAATGAAAAGATTTCAATGTTTTATATGTAATACAAAAAATGGAAGAGTAAGAAAAATTTCACAAGAAATAATTTTAGAAAATATTAGGAAAGAATCCGTTTAGTTTTTTTATTACTTTTCCATGTTCTTAAAGTTTTATGTTTTTTATTTAAATATCTCAAATATTTTTGCCATGATAATTTATCTTTTTTAGAACATGGTAAAAAAGTACATTTTCTATCAAAGAACCATTCTTCATTTAAAAATTCTGTTCCATCAGATTCTTTAAATTGACTTAATTCAATTTCTTCAGTTAATTTTTGGCATAATAATTTCATATTTTCTGATCCGAATCCATACCATAAATCAAATAAATCTTCTTTGTATTTTTTATCAAAATATGTTATTTCATTACCATTCCATCCTAAATATTCAATTGGACGAAACATTTCCCAAACAGAATCAAAAACAAATATTTGTGTTTCTGTTTTTAAATAAAGGGAATCACGAATTTTAATTAATTCCATTATATTCTTTTTTAAATTGATTTATCTATAAACTTACGCAACAGGATAATGTTGTGGACTATTTATTTTTAGTTGTGCAGGTGCACCTGATGTAGGTATAAATCCTTTATAAACAGGAAGATTTACTTGAACGTTTCCATGATGTTTTTCAACATATTTATTTTTCTTTAGTGCACTTCCAACTTTACCGGCTCTACCAGCAGATGAACCATTTTGAGAAACTTGTGGACCTAACGGAGCCGTTAAGAAATCGTTTACAGGTGGTCTTAAAGAATATAAATTCAAAGTTTTTTCTTCTTTATCATTCCAATTACCTCTTGTTGTTGTAGAAGAACATCCAACTAAAGAATTTATTTTTTGGGTTTTTAAATCAGGAATAGTATCTACAAAATAAGATTTAGTTAATGGATTATAAATATTAGGACAAGTGTTTATTACATGTCCCATATTCAAACCAGTTCTTTTTTGATCTGTATTGCCAGATTCATTAATAATAAGAGAAGGTGCAGGACTGGCTAAACACTTGTTTCCAGCCCCACCTCCAACAACTAATTTTGTAGGTGAAAAGGTATTTTGTGCAATAGAAGCAGCAGCTAAAGATAAAGTATACAAAGAAGTGTCTCGAACTTTACCACCTTGAGTTCCTGAATAAGATATAGGTTGTTTTGCAGATGAAGGACTAGTTAAAAAGGGGTCGCTTTGATTATTTATAACGTGATCAGACGGTCTACTTACATACGAAGTAGCTAATTTTCTATTCCATATATAATTTGAAGTATCGCCAAATTTTTGGCTGACGTCAATTATTTTAGGAGAATTGATAAGCTTAGTTCTTAAATAATCCGAACAAGACATTTCTTTTATTACTTGATGTGAATTTATTACATTAAATCTACATGTGTTAGCATACGAGTACGACAACATTCTTTAAATAATTGAAGATCATCGAGGGCTTTTCCATGAGGAGTTTTTTTAGTTTCGCGAGTTAAATAAGAAATTTCTTCACCAACTCCATCTTTTTTAGAATATTCTTTTACCTTTTCAAGGTATGTCAACCATTTTCCTGCCAAAACATTATTACAGCTGAAACATCTAATTGGTATAATCATTTTTATTCTTATCTTCATTCTTTTAATTCTAATCCATTTTACATATAAAGGAATGAAAGATATTTATTTAGCCAGCGGTGTCGGTATTTTATTTTCAGTAGTTTTACTTATGAATTGGAGATTTCCTCATGCTTTAGAATTCCTAAGTATTTTTGGTCGACCTGCCGGATCAATTTTTGTTCTCGTATCAATTATTATTTTATATGTAAAGGGATTTAAATTAACATCATTAATTATGGGTATTTTATCTGTTTATTTATTAAAAACAATTTGGACATCGTGGCCAAGATCTGATGAAAAAAGATTGTATTTAGAAATGGCTCGAGATAATGCACGTTTCTTACCAGAAAACAGTATAGATTTACAATTTGGTAATAAAACTGCATCTTTTGATGCTCCAGATATTTTAGCTCCACAAGTATCATTTCCTGAACTTCTTGTTTTCCCACCATCTTCTCAAACATTGAATGAAATGTGTGGTTAATTTTATTTACCAAATTATTGAAAGTTCAGTACAACTCCAGTATTCAGATATTCCATTAGGTAATCTTCTATGAATTATAAAAGGAAGTTTTTTTTCAATTATTTCTTTATGTGCAAGATTCCATAGAAATCTTGGATCTGCTTTATTTAAGTCTTTTAAATCAACAAGTGGTTTTGAACCTTCAGCTAATTGTTGAGTTCTTGTTCCCAATAAACAAGTATATTCATATTTAGAATAATAAGGTAATGTTTTACGATCTTCTTTTATTGTTTCATTAATATTTTCACGATAAATTGAAATTACTTCAGGGTGTAAAAGTTTAGAAGATTCGCGTAAAGATTCCATTTACTTATTATTTATCAAACTTGTAAATAAATCCATTTTTTATAAAACGAATATATTTTTTTATAAGTGTATAAATAATACATAGTATGAAAGCTCGTGTATTTAAAAATAATGATAAGTCATCATTTCTAAGATATTTAAGTGAGAAATCTACAATTTATAAAGATAATAAAGAATTTAATTATAATGATAATCTAGGAGGGGAACCTCCAAAAAAACGTATTAAATTAGATCATCCTGAAAATAAAAAAAATGATAATAATCATTAGAAAATTATATTTTTTATGTAGCTTGCGAATTTTGTTTCCATGTGGTGTCACAAACAGAACATTGATACATCCAAATTAAATTTTGTTTATCTATTTTTACACCTACAATATCATTTTTAGTTCCTTTTTTTGTAAGACATTCTTTATTTGGACAATCAATTTCTGAAAATCTTGGTAAGGTTGGATCGTGTTTTAAATAAGGATTCATAACTAATTTTACAGATGAGTCTTCTTTTAAAATATGTTCATAAACTATTGAATTATCTTTTGAAATTTCTTCTTTATATTCACATTTACGACAATTTAAAATTGCATGTCCTTCTTCTTCATCAATAGAATATAAAACATTTCTACAAACAGGACAAAATTTCATTTTTATTAATATTTAAGAAATACTTAATTATATACGTTTTTTATTTTGTAAATGCGTTAAAAACGGACTTCAACAAAATTAATTGTCTCATCCTCAAATTACACCATGGCTGGCAAACTCGATTTACAAAAATTTCTTGCGGCTAATATTTCGACATCTACTACTGAGTTCACTCATACAGGTTTAAAAGGTGGTAAATACTGGATTCCGGAAGATAAATTAGATCAGTTTTATGATTTATATTGTGAATGGATTCTTGATGGAAATAAATCATATTTAGTTGAAAAAAACACAACAGTTGGATGTCCAAGAATTGATTTTGATTTTATATACGAATCAACAATTAAAACACATCAACATACTCGTGAACAAGTTTTAGAATTTACAAAAGCTTATATGAAAGAACTTTCTGATTATTTACAAATTCCTAAAAATATTGATATTTATGTCATGGAAAAACGCAAACCTACATTTGATGAAAAACATAATAGAATGAAATCTGGTATTCATATTGTAATTCCTTCTATTGCAACAACTTCAAATGTAGAACAAAGTATACGTCGTAATCTTTTAACAAACAATGTAGAAAAGTATTTTGAAGGTTTGCCACTAATTGAAAAATGGGATAAAGTTTACGATGATCAAGTTATTAAAAGAAGTGTAAATTGGATGGTATATGGATCAAGAAAAGGTGAAGAAGTTTCTTTACCATATCTAATTTCTTACATTATCAAATACACTCCCGAATCTTGTGAAATTGTAACAGATATTCCAGAATTAACTCCACAATTAATTCGTAATCTTTCTATTCGTAGAACAAAACAAGATGAAACTCCTTTAACTGAAAAAGCCAAAAATATTTATAATGGTGGACAAGATCCTTTGATTTCAGGAGGAAGAGCAGTTACACCTGCAAGAGGAAGACCTGCACAAAGGGGTGAAAAACCTAATTCACGTGGATCTTCTCCTGTAAACAGACCTTTGAGAATTTTAGAACCAGAATTTAAAGATTATTTGAAAGCTCATGTAATGAATTTGAATCCTGAAAGAGCTTGTGGATATGAAGAATGGTTGAAAGTAGGTTTATGTCTACACGATATTCATCCTGATCTTCTAGAAGTATTCTTGGATTTCAGTTCACAAAATTCTGAGAAATATAATGAAGCTGATTGTATTCAGAAATGGAATACAATTGCATTTCGCAATGATGGAAATAAGTTAGGAATCGGTTCTCTTTATTATTGGTCTCGTTGTGATAATCCTACAGGGTATTTGGAAATTGAAAAGAAAAATATTAATAAACTTATTAAGAATGCATGTTCAGGTGCAGAACATGATGTATCTCTAGTCGTTCATGCAATGTATCGTGATCTGTATAAATGTTCAGATTTCGGGAAAAATGCATGGTTTAGATGGATGGGTCATATTTGGGCTGAAACTGATTGTGGTGTAGATCTACAAATTCGTCTATCACGTGAAATTGCAGAATTATTCTTTAAAAGAATGAATGAAGTTTCTCGTGAAATGGAAGAACGTAATTTAATGTCTTGTTCGTCTATTGAAACAAAATCAGATTGTGGCATTTGTGAATATTGTAAATTAGATCAATATCGTATCGGCCTAAACAAAATTCATATGAAATTGAAAACTACATCTTTCAAAACTAATATTATGAAAGAATGTCGTGAACTATTCTTTGATGAACATTTTACTAAAAAAGTAGATTCAAATAAGGATTTGATCGCTTTTAATAACGGTGTTCTAGATTTGACAAAATTTGAATTTCGTGATGGAAAACCTGAAGATTATATTAGTTTCTCTACAGGAATTGATTATGATCCTGATCAAAAATATTATGATCATCCTGCATGGCCCAAGATTGAAACTTTCTTATCGCAAGTTCTAAGAGATCCAGAAGTTCGTAATTATTTTATGAAACATTTGTCTACATGTTTGATTGGAGGAAATAAATCTCAAAAGTTTCATATTTTAACAGGATCAGGATCAAATGGTAAATCTATGTTAATGAATCTTGTTAGTAAAGCTTTAGGAGATTATGCTGCTGTTGTTCCTATTTCACTCTTTACTCAGAAACGTAAAGGATCTGGATCAGCTGCTCCAGAAGTTATTAGATTGAAAGGTAGAAGATTTGTAACTATGCAAGAACCTGATGAACGTATTGCTTTGAACACTGGACTTATGAAAGAAATTACTTCTTGTGAAAAAATGTATGCTCGTGATTTATTCAAATCAGGATGTGAGTTTGAAGTTCAAGCTAAGTTTCATCTTGCATGTAATGATAAACCTGAGATTAATACTACAGATGGTGGTACATGGCGTAGATTAATGGTAATTAATTTTACATCAAAATTTGTAGAAAATCCTACAGAACTTTATCATTATCCAATAGATGAAACAATTCAAAATAATGTAAATTCAAGTGAATGGGCTACTCCATTTCTATCTTATATGATTGATACTTTCAAGCAAGGTAAAGGATTTCATAGATTGGTTGCTCCACCTAAAGTTATGGAATACACTTCAGAATATAGAAATGATAATGATGGAATCGCAAGATTCTTCACAGAAAAAATAAGTTCCTATGAAGAAGATGAAGAAAAGATTCCAATTACACTAAGTCAATTAAAAAGTACGTTTAAACAATGGAAAGTTCAAAATGAACAATTGTCTTTAAATATTGGAGATATGGATAAACGTGTCATTGAATTATATGGAAAATGTCCTAAAGGAGGATGGATAAACTTTAAAATTTTAGATTAATATTTACGACGTGTTTTACGTCTCTTACGTTTACCCAACATATGATCCCCTTTAGCAGTTTTCAAAAGTTTTTCTGCATCTTTTTGAGATGTAGGATCAACTCCAAAATGTTTTTTGAGTCTACGTCCTGCTGTCATTAAAGGTTGGGCCCCTTCTTTAACTACATTATCAACCAATGTAGATTTAGATGGTAAAAGATCTATAGAACTTTGAGTTGGTTGTTTTAACCCAACTGCTGATTTCGCACCTTCTAATTTTTCAGAAAACCATCCTGTCCATGTTCCGTCTCCGCCACCTTTTTTTAAACGACGACCCATTTAAATTAATCATTAGAAATTTATCTGCGACCAGCTACAGGAACATAATCTTTTAAATAAGGAAGTAAAAATGAAACGACTGTGAAAGCAACTACAAGGTTTAAGAATTGAACAATTAAATCTCCAACATTCAATTTAATTGTTCCAAACGTAACAACTAATTTTGATACACCAGCTTCTGCAGATGCTACAGGTGATAATAAAGGTAAAACTAAATCACGCATAAATGCATTAAAAAAATTAACTAATGTCATACCTACAAAAATTGCAACTCCGAAAGTTAAAACTTGATTATCTGCCATTTTAATTAATTTAATTGAAAATAAATAATGGATACAAAATTTTGGGGTCCGTCAGGATGGGAACTTCTTCATTTAATTACATTTGAAAAAGGATCTTTAAAAAAAAAGATAGAATTATTTAAAGTTCTTAATAAAGTTTTACCATGTAAATATTGTAGAGAATCCACAACTCAATTTATGAAAGAATTACCTTTAAAAAATAATTTAGCTTTATGGTTATATGATCTTCATAAAATGGTAAATAAAAAATTAACAGATCAGAATTTACATGTGGAACCTAATCCTGGATTTTCACAAGTTGTTAAAAAATATAAAGAAAAATTACATTCACCTGGAATACCTGGAAAAGAATTTTTACTTTCAATTGCTTTAAATTTTGATCGTAAAACACATGATATAAACGCTCATGAACAATTTTGGAATGCTTTAAAAGATCTTTATCCTAAACATACATTCCAACCACCAAGAATTGATGAACATTATTTCGAAGATGTTTGGAAAATCTTACATGATATGGGATATGAAAAACCTTATGAAGAAACTTTAGCTTATATATCAAAATTTAAAAGTAAATGTTCAAAAAAAACTTTTAAAGGTAAAACTTGTAGATCAAATCTTACTAGTAAACGTAATATGGTTAAAACAAATTAGCGAAATAGACATATCGTGTGATTTGTATTTTTCTTCACATAATTGTTTAACTATAAAGATATTGGACATTAAAAAATCCGCGTATACATGTTAATTTAGTAAATCTTCCTAAAGATAAAGATGATTAGACCTATTGTAATTGGAACAACTGCATTCGTATATATTCATTGTTTTAATTTTTTAATGAAAGAATATAAGAAATCAAATTATACAATGGATATCAGAGATATCTATAATGTTTATAAATCTTTGTTTCATAATAAAGATGTTTAATGATGAACTACTTGAAAATTTTCGGAAAGTTTATAATTCTGAACATCCAAATGAAATACCTATAGAAAAAGATAATATATGGAAAAGTCTTAAAAAACGATTACATAAAAAATGCAAGAATGGTAAAACTGAATGTATTATTTCCCATTTATTAACTAAACCTAAAGCTCCAAATTCATGGATAACAAATCCAAATGAATGGTTATCTTCAGAAGATATTGAAAATGTTGAATCACAATTTATGAAATTATTTCCAACATATAATTTTTTAGGTTGTATTCCTATAGATTTTGATTTAAAATCTAAAACTGGTCAATGTTTAGTTAATACATTATGTTCTTTAAAAGTTAAAGATTTATATGATAAAGGATTTCAACAAATTGGGATTGTATTTAACACAGATAAACATGATGGTCCTGGAAAACATTGGTTTGCATTATTTTGTGATATAAATCCTCTTCGTGAATATCCAAGAATTACATATTTTGATTCATATGCTACAAAACCTGAAAAGGAAATTAAAGTTTTAATGAATAGATGGAAAGAAGAAATTGATTCTTTAAATTTAGGTAAACCTACAGAATTATCAAGAAACATTACAAAACATCAATTTAAAGATTCTGAATGTGGAATGTATTCTATATATTATCATTACTGTTGTTTATTAGAAATACCTATGGCTGAAAGAATACCTGATGATGTTATAATGCATTTCAGAAAGTTTCTTTTTAATATAGGTTAAATAATAATGGATAGTACAGGTCCAAGTCTTGTAACAAAAAAAATCCAAGATTTTTATAGTATTTATCAAAATTCTTATTTATCATCATATCTACCTGCATTTGCATTAGGATTTGCAATGCTTGTTATTTTGTATATACTTTATACATATAGTGTATCAACAAACACTGTTACTTTCACCAGAGCTTTATCAACATTTGGAGTATACGAAAAAGTTATGGATTTACAACCTTTAGGATGTCCTACAAACGATAATACAACTTTATGTGATTATTATATGGCTTCATCATCATATTCTGTATTTCCAAGCACATATACGAATGATTATGTAAGTGATTCTGTTTTACCTTTAGTTATTAAAGCTGGTGCAAGATTAATTGAATTGGATATTTATGCTGATTCTGACAATCATCCAATTGTAGGATTAAAAAATGAAAAATTTGGTTATGATTATGCAAAAAATTCAATAAAATTTGAGTCTTGTTGTGTGTCTATAGCAAATTCAGCATTTAATAAAATTGAAACTAAATCTGCATCTGATCCATTTGTATTAAGTTTAATGTTTCATACAAATAAAACCACAACTATAGATGCATGTGCAGAAATTTTAAAACAAACTTTGGGAAGATATTTATTAGGACCAGAGTATGCATTTCACAGAAAAAATTTAGCTCAAGAACCTATATGTAATTTATCAGGAAAATTAATTATTGTTTCAGGCGGTGAAGTTAAAGGAAGTCATTCTATGCAAGAATTTGTTAATTTATCATGGGATAATTCAAATTTACGAAGAATTTCTTATATGACTGCATCACAACCTTACGATCATGAAGAATTAATTAATAGTTCAAAAAGAAGTATTACAATGGTTGTTCCCGATGCTGATCCTGATTTAAAAAATAATAACCCTATAATCTTATTTGGTTATGGATGTCAATGGAATTTAATGAATTATGGTTCTTTAGATATGATGATGGAATTAAATATAGAAAAATTTCAACAAGCTAGTTTAGTTTTAAAACCTTCTGAATTAAGATATAAACCTTCTATATTAAAAACACCAGTATTACCAGATCCACAAACACATTCTTTTCAACCTATGATGCATACATC